AACCCCATGGAAGAACTGCCGGCCCAGCAGCGGTGCCTGCCAGCCCGTGGGAGCGAACTGGTGCAGCTCCTCGAACTTGCCCTCGCGCACGCTCACGATCACCCAAGGAAGGCCCGTGGCTTCGCAGGATGCGCGGTCGGCATCGCTGGGCTGAGCGGGCGCATCCGGGTGGCTATGCACAACGGCCAGGATGCGGCCGGCATCCTCGGCATCGGCCCAGTCCTGGGGCGCCATGCGGAATTTCTCCGTGCCCTGTGCCAGATTGACGCAGGGGCGGTAGAGCTCTTTACGGCCCTGAGCGATCAGCAGCCCGCAGCACTCGCGCGGGTACTCAGCCAGGGCATGCGCCTTGATGGCGTCCACAGTCTTCTTGTGCAGCATCAGTAGCCTCGCAAGGTATCGGCGCTGGGGAAGCCGCCGAAGTTGATGGGTTCCCACTCGCCAAAGCGCTTTTTGCAATCGCTCACGCGCCCGCCACAACGGTCCTTGGTGGGGTCGGTGACGGGGTTGCCGTCGCGGTCGAACATGGCCGCGCCGGTGTAGCCGCAGTACGGCCCGCGATAGCCGCCATTGCTCAGCCAGCCGCAGAGGTTGGCCACGATCTGGCGGCCGGGCAGCTGCTGACCATCGAAGTCCAGGGCGCTGGTCAGCTCAAACTCGACCATTTCCTTGTCTTCGTGGGTCTTGCACTCCACCAGCCAGATCTCGGCAGCCAGCTCCTCATTGGGGTTGGCCGAGGGATTGCCCTCGGCAAAGTTGCGGGCGTCGAGGTAATGCGCAAAGGTACGGCGCCGCACCAGGCGGGCGCCGACCAGGTCATCGAGCGCAATGCACAGCGCCGAGATCACCCCGGAGACCATGCCGCCCTCGCCATCCGGGCCGATGTTGCCCACGCGCAGGGTCGGCGTGGGCTGCTGGCCGGTGCCGGTGCGGGCAAAGCCCTCCGTCTCGATGGCCCAAGGCTTGTATTCCTCGCCCTGCCACCAGATCGAATCCGCCTGCGCGTAGCCGTGAAAGCGCCAGATCTCGTCGCCCAGCTCGGTCAGATCCAGCTCAAACAGCTGCACCAGCTTGCCCGGCTCCAGGCCTTGGATGTCTGCTGTGATCATGGGCGGAACTCCTGCCTGAAGGTCACAGCCAACGTCACCACATCTCTTCCATTGGGTGTCACTGTGTAGCCATCGGAGGCCACAAACATGCCTGGCACGCCCAACGGCGGTGTCCAGCTGAACGCCATGTAGCCACCATGCGTGTCAAGGAAACCTGCAATAGGGTCGATGACGGATCGAGGGCCCACAAATTCGAGCGGCCACTCGACACCTTTGCTGTTGATGCCATCGCCAGCCCGCTGCGTGTAGCCATCACCAAAGGATGCCGACAAGGTCCTATGTTTGATGCTTCCGGTGGGGGCTGCGCGATGCTGCCATGCAAATGTTTCTGCCATGCATGGGCATGCTAGGGAGTCGCTATTACGTGTCAGCGCCCGTTCTGGAGACGCCAGATCACGCCGCCGGGTCGAATCTGGCTTTGCAGGAACTCAGTCATCATCCCTTGCATCTGCTGGTTGAGCTGCCGCGCGAGCTGGTCTGTGTTGGCAGCACCGCTGTTCGATGACACTGACGCATTCCCGCTTGCATCAATGGAGATATGTGGCTCGAAATTAATGGTCACCGGGCCACCTGCACCTGTATTGACTCCGGGAACCTGCGCCACATTGACCTGCCCAGCTCCGAGAGGCGAGACAGTGCCAGACTGACCGGCCATCATGAGCAACTGCTTGTTCCCGACATTCAATAATTCGGGATCGCCTCGCTCATTGACCTCGTACATCTTTCCTGCACCTACCCCACCGCCGTTGGCGCGACCACCGCTGATCCCAAGGAAACTGCCAACGCTGCTGAGCGCCGAGCCCAACACACCAGATCCAGTGCCCCCCGTCACAAGGCCGCCAAACAGGAACCGCGATATATCGGCAGCAGCGGCTTGGCTGGCCATCTTCAGCAGCATCTGACCCCAGGCTGTGCCGATGTCTTTGAAATTGCCTGTGAGGCTGTTGTAGAGGGTATCGCCCAGCTGATCCTGCACGTTCTGCGCAAAACGGACCGTGAACTGATCCATCTGGTTCAAGCTGTCCTGATACTCCTTCTCAGCCTTTTTGACCAGTCGACCATAAGTCGTGTCATCAATGTCCTTTGAGGCAAGCAAGCTCTGAAACTTCTTGCGTGCAGCCTCCAGTTGTTCAGCTGGCGTACGGATAGACTCTGCCAGGGCGACTCCCATTTCATGAGACTGGCGAGTCAGGTCTTCGGTGGCTTGCTTGGCCTTTTCTTTGGCTGCAGCGTCTTTATCCGCAATCAATTGGTTCAATCCGTCCTGTAGCTTTTCGCGCTCTAGCCCGTATTTCTGCTGGATCAGCAGCACCCCTTCCTCATACTTCTGCTGACTCAGCTTGCGTTCATCAAGCAGCCTCTTGTGCTTGCTCAGCGCTTCCTTCTCTTCAGCGTCGATCTTGGACCACTCGTTAGCAGCAGCGTCTGCACTCAGCCCCAACAAATAACCCGCGCTATCGAATTTTTCTGCTTTCGCTGATGCACGGGACGCAGCATCCCTCTTCTCCCGAGCTGCTTGCGCCTTCCAGCCCTTTTCAAGCTCATCCAGTTCCTGCGCACTGACATCCGCATACGGCCCCTTACCTTTGCGGGCTTGCTCGATGTCGTAAAGCTGACCAGCCGCTGCACCCGCCTTCCCATACAGAGCAATCTGGCGCTGCATCTGCTCAATGGCCTTCTGCCCGGCCTCCGTCGTTCCGGACATAGCTAAATTGGCGGCACGCACGCCGCCCGCAGCCTCGTGAGCCATCTGGCCCAATTTCTGGGCAACATTGGCCGCGCGGTCCATGGCGGAGCCAGAGCTTGTCGCAGCTGCTACAAGGCGTAGCATCTCATCACGCCAGGTCCCGGTTTTGTTGTTTGCAGTGGCGAAGCGATTGATGAGCTCGGTCATCGCTTTGGAATAGTCTTGGGAGCTGATATCGCCATTCTTTAACTGCCGATTCAGCTCGAGCATCTCTTTGCCGGCGTAGTTCACCCAAGTCCAGTTGGTCTGGCCGCCTGCAACCATGGTCCCGTTTGCGACCTTTTGCAAGGCATCATCCAAGCCCTTCGTAGCGGTTACCAGCTCTTGCTGAGCCTTGGTGACCTGTATCTCTTGCTGAGCACGGTCAAGCTCACCAAACTTTTTGATGATTTCATCGATCGGCTGGCCCATGCCCTCCATGCTCTGCTTGGCTTGGTCGGAGGCGCTGCGATAAGCAAGCCATGCCGCTGTACTTAGCCCGATGGTGACCGCCATGCCCATAGGTCCACCCAGTGCCCCAAGCAAAGCACCTCCAGCACGCCCCATCAGCGAAGTGGCCTGGGCAGCTTTTTCAGTTGCCATTGCGGACTGATTGGCTGCAGCGGTTGTCGCAGCATAAGCCTGAGCAGCTGCAGAGCGTTGGGCATATGCTGCCTGGACAGTCTTCGAGGTCGCGACAGTAGTAGCCGCTAACGACTTTTCAGCAGCCTCAACCTGTTTGGTAATCGCGACCTCTGCCATCCGAATCTCTGCCAGCCTGGTCGCGGCTTTCTGGCGGCCAATATCATTAATCTGGGCCTGAATCCGCCGCACCTCAAGCGCGTTCTCTGCTGCCAACTGTGCCTGGGCCGTGCGAAGACGCTCCAGATTGGAGACTTGCACCATCCGATCGGCAGCCACCTGTGCCTCTGCTTTCACGACTGCCGCACGAGCTCGCTCCAGATCGGCGGCAGCGGACATCTTGGCAGCCGCGATCTCGCGTGCAGACGCCGCCGCATTCGCAGCCTCTGTTCGTGCCGCCTCTTGAGCAAGCTTCATCGACTGGATGGCCGCCCATGCCGCCCGTGCGCCATAAGCGGTCAAACCAGCAGCAGCGGCCACCAAACCCGAATCAGCCAAAACGCTGAAATTCTTCCCGATCAAGCCAATGCCCTTGGCAAGAGTGGCTGTGATGCCATGTGCTTCATTGGCGCGGCCGATATATTCGCCAAAGCCGTTATTCAGGTTTTGCAGCGCATCTTTCACGGAGGTGGGCATTGCCTCCACCTGCTTGGCGATTTGTGGCGCACCATCTGCAAGCGCCTTCACCAGGGTGTTTATGCTGAGCTTGCCCTCCGCTCCGAGCTTGCGAATCTCTGCCGCACTCTTGCCGCTGCTGGCGGCGATGATGTCCACCACGCTATCCAATGTGGAATAGATGCTCATCCATGCATCAGCGTCAATCCTTCCTTTCTGCAAGGACTTGGCAAGTGCGTCCTGAGCGCCTTTGGCCTTTTCTGCGCTTGCGGCATTCGTCACCAGCAAGCCGCTGAAGGCGTCGATGACATCCACGGACTGACCGAGCGAAAGCCCCATCTCGCGCAGCACAGGCGAGAGCTGGATGAAGGATTCCCGGGTTTCATTGATCGAGCGGAACGTGCTGTTGGCAGAGGCCAGCATCCGTTCCTGCACATAGGTGTACTCCTCTGTGCTATTGGTGGCTTGCTTGATACGGCTGGCGTACTGGCCCCACTCGTCGGCCATGTCGATGATCTTCATCACCGCCAGGCCAGAGAGGGCCGCTTTCGCTGCGGCAGCGATCGGGGAAAGACGCTGCAAGCTGTCGGCAGTCTTGTCCAGACTCTGCTGGGCGCGGCGCTGATCCTTGATCATCTGATCAAGTTCAAGCGTCACTTCATAGTAAATTTCACCGACTTTCTCTGCCATTGCATGCTCTCCGTCTAATTTGGAGAGATGCTAGGGACGGCTATTTTTTATCCATACACTCCGCCCACCCCTTCATATATGCATCCTTAGGAGTGCGAAGTGAATCGCTCGACGCATAAACGAAAGCCATCATGATCTCGTTGAAAACGGCGTCTTCAATCCGACCAGCCGTATGTTCCTTTGAGTAATATTTCAAAGGCTTCCCGCCGACTGTGTCTTTGGCTTTGATCTCACGCCACATTTCCCCGTGCATTTCGCACCGCCTTTGCTGGTCAACAATTTGACTGTATGTCGGCTGCGCACTCGCCCCAAAAGAAGCTGCCAACAAGGCAAGAATCAATATCTTTTTCATATCCCCTCTACTTCAAAAGTGAAAGGGATCGTAGCAAACCCCGCCGGAGCGGGGTCTGAGTACCAAGAGGCGTCAGATCGTAGATCCAGCGTCTTTTGCAGCAAAAGACCAAACGTCCCGCTGTGTGAACGCACTTTTCTGTATCCACAAAAAACCTTGCGTGCATTATTTAATGTAGATACAATCAATCCATGTTCACAGTCATCGAAACCCAAGCCTTTCAGAAGCAAGTCGCTGACGTGTGGACTGAAGCAGATCGTCTGGAGTTCATCAGCTGGATTGCAGTCAACCCAGAAGCTGGTGATGTGATTCCCGGTGCTGATGGTGCCCGCAAAGTTCGCTGGACTGTGCAAGGCAAGGGCAAGCGCGGCGGTGCTCGGGTGATCTATTTCAATCTGAGCGAGGATGAAATTGTTCTATTGGTCGCGGTGTACACCAAGGCCGAGCGATCCAACATCCTGCCCAAAGAAATCAAAAGGAGCTAACCATGGTCAAGTCTCTCAAGGCCCTTCAGGGCATCAGTACTGAAAAGCTGGCGGCAGCCATTGAGGCTGACGCTGGACAGGCAGTGCCCGGCCTTCGCGAATCCCTTGCCGAACTGAGGGCTGGCAATTTCGCGGCCATCCATACCCCTGAGCAAATTGCAGCCCGCAAGCCTGGTCGCCCTGTCGGCTCGGTTAAAGCCAATGCCAAGGTTCCCACCAACATTCGATTTGACCCCGATGTACTGGAAGCATTGAAAGCCACAGGGCGTGGTTGGCAGTCTCGCGTCAACGACCTGCTGCGTGCTGACATTGAGTCAGGCCGCCTGAAGTCAGCGTCTTAAACTCGATCTAGCGCCATGTCTGACTCAATCTCCAAAGCAGTCCAATATCTGAGCGAGCGTGATATTGGTTTCCATGTCACGCACCCGAACCCTGGAGGCCTTGCAACAATTGCTATCTCTCCAGCTGAGGTGGTTCAATATGCAGCAGACCCAGTTGCATACCTCGCAAGGCATTACAAAGTGAGCCGCGAAGACTATCTGGGCTGGCATCAGTCCGAATACAAAGTGCAATGCTCCGCCATCACTAGCAAGGGCGTACGCTGCAAAGCAACTGCAGCGGGGTTGAGTGCGGTCTATTCGCCGCAAGAGTGGGTCAATGGACAGGGTTCCTGCTGCCCCATCCATTGCTAATTGAGCCCGCTCACGCCATCGCTGCCATGGCTGCTCGATACTCTTCACGCGTAGGCACATCGCGCTTTTTCTTCTTGGCGTCTGGGTATTTCATTTCAAACAGGGCCTGAAACTCGCTCATGCTCAGCGCTTCGGCGTCTGCGGTACCCATGCCCAGGTGAACGCGGGCGGCGGCTACGTACTCAGCGACATTGAATTCCGTCACAGGCCTAGCGCTCTGCTCCTTGCTGCCACCTGTGCCCACCAGGCCATGGCGCATCAGGTGCGCGGCCAGACTGATCTGCTCAAGCACCGGCATGCTGCCTTCATGCTCACCGTCTTCATCAAGCCATCCCAGCAGGGCTGTTGCATCGTCCTGGTCGCACAGTACGGAGAGCACATAACGAGCGTTGAGCTGAGCGCGGGTACCGAAGAGGCCGCGGAACGCATCAACGATTTCGCCCGGGCGCCCGAGCTGGGCGATCCGGGCGAATGACGGTGTGAATGTGAACTCCAGGCCGCTGGCAGTGACGACTCTGGAGTAACCGTGCTCAATCAGCATCAGGGGCCAACAGTTGCAGGCGTCAGGGTCACATCGCCATTGCTCTGTGAGCTGATGCTCCATGTGGCTTCGTTTGCATAGGGGCTATCGTTCGACCACGAGCTGACAATGAACGGACCTTCATACACCTTGCCGCTGGGGTATGTGATCTTGAACCACACCTTGGGCTGAAAGCCTGTTTCTTCGGGCGGCGAGACAACGTGCTTCTCCAGCAGCTCCTGGTTGTGCACTTCATCGTCATAGCTGACGCCGTCGCCTGAGAACTCGACATTCTTGAAAGTGACCAAGCTGGTCTTGGTGAAGTTCGGAGACTTGTCCGCAGTGGTGTCCACAGTGTCCCAGGTGGTGTTGATGCTCTTGGCGCGCATCATCCCCAAGATCTTGTAGTCACCGGCCGCAGGCTTGGGCAGCGCCTCGGCCTTCAATGCAAATTCGACCTTTACGTCGCGTCCAACGTGAGCGCCCATGGCGATCTCCTTCTATCGGTTGATGATGGTATTGATGGTGATTTCGGCCACTGGCCGGCCATCGTCGGTAGCCCAGTAGACTGGCTCACCCGGTTGTGCAAATACTAGGGAGCCGGATTCATCAAGCAGCTGCTCGATCACGTCCTGGGCTTTGTTTTCGGGCGCCATGACCGGGTCAGTGCTAGAACCGATCAGCACCAGGCTGAAGGCAGGCTGCCGCACCAGGCCCGCCAGAGGCCCACCCATGGGCTTGAGAACGGCATAGCGGTCCGACTTGCCACTGTCGATCCAGCGCCCAAACTGAAAGCGCCAGCCCGCAAGCACCGGTTGCAGGAGCTGCCGAAGGGATTCGCTGGCGGTCATGTCTTGATTGCTCCAGAAATCACGGCACGAATGTTGGGCTCTGCTCGCTCGAATCCCTTGGCCAGGAATTCCTTCTCAGCAGATGGTCGACGAAAGCGCTGCACGTTGTCAGGGTCGTGAACGGGCTCGGCATAGACAGCCGTATAGCCGACACGGCCGACCACCTTGGTTGCCTCAGTCTCTACCCTGCGGTATTGGCTGTTGAGCAGAGTTGAAGTATCAATGGGGGTGAGGACAGAAGCTTCTGAGGCACCAAGGATCAGTGCCTGAGTCATTCCACGGGCCCCTTTGGCTTGGAGCTGCTCCACGAACTGCGGCAGCCTGCTGGTGATACGCGGCTTGGCCATTACGTGAGAATCCTGAAATCGTCGGCGATGCGATCAAAGGTGTCAGCGTCACGCACCACCGTGCGCACCTCAGCTGCACCGGCCGCAATGGGATCCGCTTCCGAGCTCTCGCCGATCAGGACGTAGTCGCCTTGCTTGACGGTGCTGTGTTCGGTGTAGATGACCTGGCGCAGGGCCAGCTCGACGCCTGTATCCGGAGACGTTCCTCCAGCGTCGGATGAGCGCACCGCCTCTGACTTGTAGTCACAGTCAAAGAGCACAGGAGGAGAAAAGGAAAGCTGACCGCTCCAGTCGTCACGACCAAGGAGCGCCCAGTGAGTGGCTTTTGCGGTATAGGACCAGGCAGCTGATGCAGACATGCGCCCCATGCTACGGAGCGAGACAACATGGGACGACGTCGGACAATCAGCCGTTCACAACGAACATAAAAGCGGAAGCTGCAGGATCCGGGCCGACGATATCGGCCACAGTGCCGGCCTTGTCCAGTACGGCAAGCGAGCGCCGCAAGGCTGTGAGGTCGCCATCCTTGTATTTGAAGCCACGCGATGCACCAGATGGAGCACCTTGGCTGGAAAGGCGTCGAGGATCGCCAGCGGCAGCCACCAGTGCTACGGCCATGCACTGGATCAAGATTTGGGTGTGGCTGTCGTAGCCTGCATCCACCATGGCCTGCTCGGCAGTGGCGACACGAGCTACGGCAGCCTCCAAGAGGAACGCGGGCACGCTCACGCCCAGAGCTGAATCCAGGTACTGCTGCGCTTGCGTGCTCGTGATCATTTCTTGGCGCCCTTGGCGGTGGCCGCTTCGGCGGCCGCCTGTTCTGCCGCTGCCAGCTTGGCCTGCAGCTCGTCGGCGCGGGCCTTCTCCGTGCCTGCCAGGTTGATCGCGTCGGCCAGTTGGTCAAGCAAGCTGCGCTCCAGCGCCACGCCGGTCTTTACGTCTTCGATCAGCTGGCCGACGGTCGCGCCCTGCAATTCGAGCTGACTGCGCAGGCTGGTCACGTCCAGCGAAAGCGATTCCACGCCAGCGATCAGGACCTTCAGGTCTCCGTCGCTCTTCGATGCCGGAGCTGCTTTGGGCACCCTGATCGCCCCGGGAGGCTCGTACTGGTGTTGAGCCTCGATGTCATCGTCCACCGGATGGCACTTGCCCTGGGCCCAACCGGGGACCGTGTCGCCCTCGAAATCCACGACTTCGCCCACCTTCGCGCCCTGGGGCCAGGGCGCCTTACGTTCGGTAATGCGCACTTTCATGATCAGGCCTTCGTGTAGTGGACGATCTGCGAGCGGCCTTCATAGTCGCTCTTGAACTGTGGTACCGCCGAGGCCAACACGCCGAAGACATAGTCGTCTTCCGGGTTCTGACGCACCTTGGGACGGGTTACCAGCGGCATGCCGTTGAGGATGGTCCCCCACTCGCCGTTGCCCATGTTGGCGATCGAGATCACCTCATCGGCAACCAGGCGCGGCACCGGGACGATCTCGGCAACCTGGGAGACCTCGCGGATGCGCTGCAGAATCGTCTTGGGGTAGCCCGACGTGAACTCGTTGATGTCGGCATACGTATAGTCGCCATAGTTCATGAAGATCGTCAGGCGGCCGAAGGCGTTGTCCGCGATGTGCGCATTCACCAGGGCCTGGAAGAACGCCAGCCACTGGGCACCGGAAGCGCCATTCAGCGTCAGGCCGTGCGTACCGGTCGAGCGCTGCGGGAATGTGCGCAGACCGTAGATGGTCGTTCCGGCGACTTTGATGCCTGCATAGCCGTTCAGGGCTACATCCTCCAGCTTCTCGGCCACGCGGCGCTGATGGTTGGCAATGGTCGCGGCGTCGATACCCGACGGCCCCTTGCGCATCACCTCCATCTGGCGCCAGCCGAAGCGGGCCTGGCTGTCGAAGATGGGCACCGGCGTGCCTTCGTAGGTCACCAGCGCCTGGTCAGCCTTGCCCTCGGAGCGACCGTCCATGGAGACGTGCACCTCGCCCGAGTCGCTGACCTTGGGGAAGTAGTTCACCAAGTCGCCCATGCCCACGGGCGTGGAACTGGCGGCAGCCAGTCGGTTGAACACCACCAGCGAGTCACGCTGCAGTTGCACGGCGCGCTGGTCGATGCGGCGCCATGCATCCAGCGGCACCTGGGCGGCGTTGCCGCTGAAGGTGTCACCGAAGCCGTCGGCGAAAGCCGCATTGGTGGCCAGGCTGGTCTGGCTGCGGTTGAAGCCCGCGCGGCAGGCGTTCAGAGCCGCCGATTGACCGGGAGTGAAAGATAGCATGTGTGTTTCTCCTGTTATGCGGCGGTGTAGAAGTTGGCGATCTCCACGTCCAGGAGATCACCTGCAGCGACGGTGGCGGCCTTGTCCGCGAACGCCACAACGACGTTGCCGGCAGCCGCAGCAGCCAGGCGGCCAGCAGCGCCCACAGTCAAGGCCTGGCCCACGGCGTAGGTACCAGCAGCCATCGCGGCTTGATATTGCTGACCGGGCTCCAGCACATAGGCCACGCCAGAGTCGCCCACGGCATATGCCGTCTTGAGCGGGTCGCTGTTGTCGAAGTGCGCACCCATAGGGACGTAGTAGTCGCGGTGCGCCAGCAGACGCAGCCGGCCGGCGGGCGCGACGGCCTGCGTCAGCGTGGTGGCACCTTCCGTCACAAACGTGCCGGGCAGATAGGCGCCGGCAACGGCCTTTTCAGAGACGGTGCGCGGGTGCTTGTCGTGAGGGCCGCGGTAGATCAGGTTGGGCATGATTACTTCTTCCCTTCTTCGATCAGCGAGTTGATGGAGTACTCGGCGAACTCGTCGCCGGGCTGCGTCCGGGTCTGCTTGTTGCCCACGCTGACGGGCGCGGCCTTGGCCTTGAGCTCCTTCAGGCGCTCCAGAGGCATCAGCTTGAAGTCGTCGACGGTCAGGGAGCTGTTGACAGCCAGTTCTGTGGCCAGGGCATCGCGCTCAGCGTTTACGACTGCGGCCTGGGCGGTCTCCAGATCAGCAATGCGCGAATTGGCTGCAGTCAGCTTTTCTTCCAGCGGCTTGTTCACCAGCGAGTTGTAGGCAGCGAGGACTTGGGTATCGTTCAGCCCCTCGGTCTTGATGCCTGCAGCATTGAGTGCGGCGATGATTTGCTCTTTCACGATGTCGACCTCCTGATGGTTCGTGATCGGTTCATAAGAAACCTGCCGAACGACTTCAACAGGCTGTCCGACCCATGCTACGGAGCCACTTTCTGCGACGTGATAGTCCTGGCGCCACAACTTGCCAGCCTCGTCCGACCAGACCGCATAAGAGGCAAACACCTCGCGGATCCATGAGTTTTGAGGGAGCCCCACGCGCAGGCCGTCATAGATCTGGTCGAAGCTGATGTCCTTGTTGGTGAAGAAGCTGCGCAGCCACCCAATGGCGCCCTCATAGCGCCGGTCTTCGGGGTCCTGGTTGACTTTGATGGTCTCGATCTCGTCCTCGCCTCCCTCGCTGTTGAGGAACATGCCCACGCCCTCCTCCGGCGTGCCGGCGCCTGGCTCGTCCAGCAGAATGGCCAGGTGGTCGTAATGCAGGTTGGTGGCGATCGAGCTGTATTTCTTGCCGTGGCTCTCGCCGTTGGCCACGACCTCGATCAGGTTCAGGCCGGTGCTGACGTGGATGGGATCGGCATTGGTGCCCGCGATGGCAGCATCCAGGCGCTCCACCAGCTTCTTGCCCTGCGCCGTGGCCTGGGCCATATCACCGTTGACGACGATATCGGTTAGCGTGCGACCACCCTCATGCCGGGCATTGGTGCAATAGGCGCCGATCCAGGCCGTGGCCAAGGCCTCGCCATTGGCAGCGCTGATGTGCTGACCCTTGCTGTTCTTGGGGTGCCCGGCGGGCGCTGGCTTGCCATTCAGGCTTTTGACGCCGGCTGCGAGCTGGTCGGCCGGGTACAGCCGGCGGTTCATGACGATGTCGTCAACTGCGCCGCAGACGTCGCGGATGGTGTAGGTGGTGCCGGATTTGCTGACGTTGGCCGCATTGACGGCACTGATGATGTGGATGCGCTTTTTTGCCATGGTCTGCCTCGTAAAGATGCAGGTCATGCTAGGGAGCGTCATCTGAGATACTCAGTCATCACTTTAGGAGGATGTAGCGAATGTCGCGTACAGCAGAGGAGATAGTTGATGGGCTCTTCCAGCAGGTCATGGAGCTTGCAGCCAGAGGCACCAAAAGAAATAACGTAGGGCCGGTAGAGCTTCCCGTCGAAGATCGCCACCTGGTCCAGGAGATCACTAATTCGCTCGCACAACGGTGCGAAGAAGAAATCGACGGTTGCACAGCCGAGCTCTACGTGGATGGGCAGCGTCGTATAGCTGGCGTTCTACACTTCATCTAACAGTGTTCTGCCAAGCCTCACGCTCGGCAGTCATAGTCCTCTGCAATTGCTCGGTAAGGATTGGCTTTCCACTCGCATCCAGCAGACACTCCGTCTGCCCGCAGTGGCAGTTGTAGCGGTTCCCGTCCCGGCCATAGAAGGCCCGCACCTCATCAGTGGAATACACCCGGCCGTTGCGCGTCGCATGCGTGGCCCGGGTGGTCGGCAACAGTGCCGAGGTCCACAGCATCCCAATTTTCAGACCGTACTGCACCTGAGCGGCTTCTGATTCAGCCCAACGAGCCTGCCGCAGGGTGTCGGTGATGTCGGTCTGCGCATACTGAGCAGCCTTTGACCTGCTCACGCCCAGGCCATCCACGATCAGTGTGCGGGCAGCCTTCGGATTCAGACCATCAGCCACGGCACGGCCAATGATGCCGGCCAGCCGGCTCTGCCCCTCGGCGCGCAAGCCGGTCCAGTGCTCATAGCTCTTCATACGGGCCAGCGCCACCCGTGTGAGATACGGCTCGCTGCGGACCACCTGATCGAACGAGCGTGAAGCGGCATAGACCTCAGAGAGGTTGGTCAGATTGGTTACGCTTTGCAGTGCGCCGAGCTGCGATGCCTGCTCAACGAACGGATTCCACCAGAACAGTTCCTTGGGCTCCTTGCCGTTCTGCACCCAGCGATCGAGCGCGGCAGCAATCTCCAGCAAGACGATATCAAGGATGGCTGGGGTGATGCCATAGGCCACCTGTGGGCCCGTGTCGTTCAGGGCGTAGACCGGGATGCGGTCAAATGCGGTGAGCACATCCGTGGTGAGCCGCTTCCAGCGCTCATTGATTGCGGCCAGCGCCTTGCGGAGCAGCAGAGTGGATCCTGTGCGGTCCCGGCGCGTGCCAGGGATGGCAGGGTTAGGAGCTCGCCGGCGCATTTTCGATTGGATCATTTGCAGGGTCTACATCACCAGTGCGATCAGGATCGTCCTCGGTCGGCATGCCATCATCCTTGCGCTGTTCGTAGTCCACCACGGCGCGCAACTCGTTCGCATCGAAAAGCGGCTCGGTCAGCCCCGCCTGGTATGCCTGCTGCATGGCAGCCGTCATCTTGCCCAGCAGATCGACCTTGTCCTTTTCGGACGGCGCATTGACTGGTGGCCACTCAATCTCAAACTCGCCCGCATCGATGATGCCGGCCGCCTGCATGCGCGTAATGAACTCCTCGAGCATTGGCGTGAGCTCGTACTCTTGCCGGCTGGAACAGCGGTTTGCAAAGTCGGCCTTGTCCTCATCGCTGGCCAGGCGCCCGGTCTGCTGGCCGAACAGCACGGTGAAGGGAATGCGCACGGAGGCTGCGAACTCATTGGCCGCAGTCGTCCACGGCCCTGTGGGGTCGCTGATGGCTGTCTGTAGGGTTGTCGCATCTCCGCCCTGCATGACGACAGCCGCGTCAGTACTGCGATTGAGAGCCCTCGCCTGCTCCTCGTGGGCTTCACGCACCGACTTAGTCTCTGCGCCATTGGGCCCGGGGATGGCCTGAGGAGTAGCCCCTGGCTCGTACTTGAACACGATGGTGCGAGCGCTGTTCTTCAGGAAGGATTCGCCCGAGCCACCGGCGATCTTGTCCAGGTCCACCAGACGATTGAAGCCTGCGCGCAGCAGTGGCACGCCGTCGTAGAAGTCGCCGACCGCGCCCTCGGCCAGGATCTGCACGCGGCTGGGGTGAACATCGGCCCACTTCTCAGGCCTACCCTCCGTTTCTGTTCCTGGTGCGCTTATTTGCCGGTACTGGAACATGGCCGGAGTGCCGTAGTTTTCTGCGTCCTGTTCCGTGTGCCACTTCGTGACCTTGATCTGGTTTTCGTAGAGCGGGATAAGGTCGACCAGCTTGGTGGCACGCTCCAGAGGTTGGTCCAGCGTCTTGCTGTCGGCCACACGGTAGATCACAGCTGCATACCTGCCAACTAGATTGCGCCGGTCCAGGTCCTTGAACTTGCTCCATGCCCGAATGGAGCGCAGCACCTTGCCTGTCTTCACTTCCCATGGGCTCTTCTCATCGCTGTCCGGCTTCTTGATGCGTGGCAACTTGAGCCAACACACATCGAGAAGGCGGTGCACAGCACCATGGCCGGCACCACCCCGCTCATAGGCTGCGTATAGCATTTCAAAGCTGACGTGCTCGCTGTATCCGTACTGGATCCAGGCCGTAGCACGCTTTGCGTCAAGGCCCAGCGAGCCAAGGAACTCCCGACGGGCGCGGGAGATTTCTAGAGTGTTGGTAATGATCTCGGGCATGGAAGCCCATGCTAGGGAGCTACTCCTTGATCAACAGACCCCAATTAACGTCAGCCTCTTCGACCACGATGTTGATATGGCAGTACACCTCTTCTCCCACAATCACATACCGGAACAATCTTGATTTAACTATTCCGTCAAACTGACGATGGGGCTCTTTTGCACCAACCAGTTGGATGAAATCGCCCACAGCAGGGGCAATGATTGCACCATCCGCCTTTCCTGCCTCAACAGCAACAATTTCTCCATCATCAATAGGACGATCTGCGCCCTTGGGCAGATATTGGAAATCAAATGAAGTCTTCATATTCAAATTAGATGTTTAGGTGAAAATGCCGACTTGAGGCTGCAACAACCCATTAAAACCTCGTGCAGCCCCGTCGACCTGATCATCATATTTGCCAAATGGAAACAGGCGGCACTCATCGATGAACGGAGTGTTCCAGGCGCCCTTGAGCAGCAGCACGTTTCCAGCGTTGATCTGGCTGGCCAGGGGCGTGGCCCGCGTCACCTTGTCCCCTGACTCAGGGCTGAAGTGCACGTTGTGGCCGGCCAGCAGTTTGGCGAAGGCCAGCACCTGGGACTTACCGGCCTGGCCCGGGTCCTGCGGCAGGCTCTGCTTGAGCAGGCGGCCATCGGAAACCGCAGTGTTCTTGATGAGCTGGTCGCGCAGGTTGGTCTCGAACTGCTCCCGCTTCATGTCGGCAATGATGTAGCGGCCATCGGCCAGCCGGCCCACCTTGCCGCCGGCTGTGTAGTCACCATCGCCCGATGCGCCCAGGTCCCAGCCCCGGCACCACTCCACCACGCCCGCAGGGATGGCATCCACGATGGGCATCAGGTCGGGCTTGATCACGCCCCCGGATGGCGGTGCTGGCAGTTGCCGGTACTGGCCGGCGAACACATAGGGATTGGCCTTCTCCATACGCCGCAGTTCGTCGGCACTGTGTTTCTCGGGCCAGAGCGGTTCCTCGTCGTCGCCGACCCAGGCGGACAAGCGCAGTTGCTCCCAGATCTCACCATTGCCGCCCGCCACAGGAGGCCCGTTGCCATCCTTGCCACGGTCGCCCAGCAGCCAGCCGGCCAGGTCATCCTCGTGCAGGCGCTGCATGATCACGATGATGGGCGTGTCCGGGCTGTTCTTGCGGCTCTCCAGCGTGTTCTGGAACCAGTCGATCACGCCCTTGCGGATGGTGTCCGACTTGGCCTCATCCGCCTTGTGTGGGTCATCGATGATGATGGCCCCGCCAAAGCCCTCGCGGTGCTTACCCGCGCCGAAGCCGGTGATAGTGCCGCCCGTGCCCGTGGCGTACATGACGCCGCCGGCGGTGGTCTTCCAGTGCGATCCGGCATCCGTGGCCAGGCGCAGCTCGGGGAAGATCTCGGTGAAGGCCTCGTGCTGAACCAGGTTGCGCACCTGGGTGCTGTTGTTGACGGCCAGCGGCGTGCTGTAGCTGCAATGAATGAACTCTGCATCCGGCACCTTGCCAAAGGCCCAGGCGATGAAGTTCACCACGGCCAGCTCGGTCTTGGAGTACCGGGGCGGCATCATGATGATCAGCCGCTTGCACTCACCATTGAACACGCGCATCAGCGCATTGCAGATCATCGCGTGGTGCTGGGCCCGCCGCCAGAGGAATCCCTTGCGCTGTAGGAACATCCAGCGAGAGAACGAGAACAGGTCTTCGCGTGCCCAGCCCACGGCGGCCAGACGCTCTGCGGGGCTAAAACTTGGCTTGGACACTCTGCACCGCTTCCTTCAACTGCTCCGGGGTCACGTTTCCGCCCAGGCTGTGCTGGGGCTCCTGGCTGTTGAGCTCCTTGATGGTTTCCTTGTTGGCCGCCAGCAGGTTCAAGGCAATGCTCGCGCTGTCGTTGGCCAACTTGGTGAGCACGGCCACGCCCTTCATGGCATTCACGCTCTCGGGCGCCAGGGGCGCGGCGTCATCCACCTTGGCCACTTCTGAATTGGCCAAGGCGCTGAGCCTGTGTGCAGTCTGGGCACCATACTGCGCCGCACTGGCCAGGTTATCGCTGATCGCCCGCAGCTTGGACGCTAAATTAACTGCAATGAGTTGTTCGGAAACTGGCAGGCTTGCGAGTGAGCGCTCCGCCGTAACCACTTGATTTGCAACGCTGTGAATGGTTTCTGCGCGTTTCGAAACTCGCATGCTGATCGAAGTTTTGGAGACTCCATACTCTCGGGCCAAATCTGCAGCCTTCTCACCCGCCACGAGTCTGGCGGTGATCTCGCCCCACTGTTTCTCGGTCAGCTTTGAGGGTCGTCCCATGTCCTGCTATTCCTCATCTTGAAAGTCTGTTTCTTGGCCTTGGGCACGATCTGACGGGCCCTGCGCTGCCGCTCCCGTTCCATACCCTCTTCTGTCTCAGCGAAGCGCACCACTTGGCACCGCACAACGCCCTGCTCCCGTGTGACCACCATCACATTGCGGTTCTTCTCCGGAGTGCTGATGGGTGTGCGTAGCTGCATGCCAGTGGCCGCCAGATTGAAAATGGAAGTGGGCCCGGCCAGCATTGGTGCGCAGCAATCCTCAGCCCGGACGATGCTATGGACGATGGGCGGATCCAGCTCCGACTCCGCCACGTCCGCGCGCATCTCCTCCAGGGCTGAGCTGCTGTCGAAAAGATCAAACTGCAGGTCATCTCGTCCCATGGGTCCCCCTCTGCGGTGGTGAAAGCAATGCGTGATGGATGAGCTCAACGCTGGAAGCCCTCCATGAAGGACTCCATGCACGCCCAGCGCTGGTTCGCGTTGAGCGCGGGCCACAGCACGGCCTGGGCGCGCAAAGTCCAGAGGAAGGCGTCAATCGAGCGCTGCAGCTCACAGAAGTCCGCTTCGTCCATGGATTCAAAGTCCATGCTCTTGGGGATCGCGTTGGGCTGGCCGTCGATTCCGGGCACGAAGTCACAGTGGCCCGCGCCAATCAAAAGCCAGTGGCGCAGATTGATGACTTTCTCGAATGCCTCCGTGCGCTCAAACAGGCGGTTCAGCTTTAGGAAGAAGAAGGCGTGGTGCTCCGGGCACCTCGGCAGCCAGAAGGAAAAGCCCAAGGTCTGGCCCGGGGCCAGCTCGGTGACCGTGCGGCGCCATTTGGCATAAGCCCGCTGGCCGGCAGCATCCAACCCGCAGAGCTTGCCGTCCTGGCCCTTGGTGATGACGAGGCGGCTCATGCCAGACCTCCCAGCAAGTCCCCCTGCTCTTGCTCCGGTGCAGCCTTGATTGGAGTGATAGTCACCACCAACTTGCCGCCGTCCACGGGCATGCCGCGCTCAGCAGTGATGCGGCGAACCCACTTGTCGTCCTCGATCGCCACGCCTTTGAGCGCATCCAGCAGCACCTTCTGGGCGTTGTCCAGGTCGATGCACTGCACGGTGTCATCCCAGGTGTAAGGGTCGCGCTTCATGCGGCGCTGCGCGTCTTGCGGGCAGTGAGGGTGCAGCGTGTACGAGATCGCCACGCGGCCGAGGATGGGTTTCAGGATGCCCGCGGCCTTGGCCAGCCAGCCCACCTGCTCCTTGAAGGCCTTGGCTTCAGAGCTGACGTAGGTCATGGCCCGGGACTGCGCGCCCACCTTGATGACTCGGGTCTGCCAATAACGATTTGCGCTGATGGGGTACGGGAGAGTAAGCGTGATCATGGATTGGTGCTCCTGTTTTTATTCAAAGTCGTCGTCTTGACGGTTGGGGCCAGTGCCGGGCTTCTCCCCGTTCCAGTTGCTGAAACGGACGTTGGGGCCGATGTAGCGCAGGTTCAGATCCCCGGTGGCGCCGGCGCGCTGCTTGGCCACGCGCAGCACTGCATAGCTCTGCCACTCCGGGCCCAGGCTGGGTTTGAGGTGGATCGGGCGGTGGGGGAACAGCACGATGTCGGCGTCTTGTTCGATCTCGCCGCAGTCGCGCAGGTCGGACATGATCGGCATCTGGTCCACGCGCTTTTCAACCTCGCGGTTGAGCTGGGCCAACAGCAGCACGGTGATGCCTAGCTCCTTGGCCAGCTCCTTCAGGCTGCGCGTCACCTCGCCGAGCTGCGTGGTGCGGTTGTCCTTGGGGTTGGTTCCGTGCATCAGGCCCAGGTAGTCCACGATCAGCAGGCGTAGACCGAAGCGACGTTTCAGGGCTCGGGTCTTGGTGCGCAGCGTGTTGATGTTCAAACCCGTGCGATCGGTCACGTAGAACGGCAGGGACTTGATGCGCATGCTGGCCTCGCACACCGCGTCATGGTCGACATGGCTCATGCGCTTGTTCGGCTGGCGGATCTTGCTCAGCGAGACATCGGACTCCATCGCCACTTGGCGCTGCCACAGGTCGCCTCGCTGCATCTCCAGCGAAAACATCGCGACCGTCTGCCGCAATTTGGCGGCGTGCATGCCGATAGTCATGGCCAGAGCTGTTTTGCCCATCGACGGCCGAGCGCCGATGATGACCAGTTCCCCGGGGCGAAAGCCGCCATCCATCTGCAGGTCCAGCGCATGCAGGCCGGTGGGCAAGAAAGGATCGCCTTTGCCAGAGCAGCGCTCATCCAGGTCCGCCATGAATTCATCCATGCCGGCGTCGGCGCTGACCCACTCGTCCCCGGGCGCATCCACGGCCAAGCCGGCCAGCTGGGCCGACACCTTGTCGACGCGCTCTGCGATCGGGATGGCGTGGTCTGCAGCGAGCTCGCGGGCCTGGTTCACCACAGTCACCAGTTGGCGGCTCAGGGCACGCTCGCGGATGATCTCGGCGTAGCGGCGGACCGCCGACTCAGACAGCGTTCCGGCGTTGCACAGCTCGGCCAGCGTCTGAATCGCCACCCGGCCCTGCATGTGCTCGTGCACCGTCACCACGTCGATGGGCTTCGCGGCATGAGCCATCGCGCTGACGGCCGTAAAGATCGCAGCATTGGTCTCGTCCGCGAAATCCTTGGCCTGCACGGCGTCCGAAATCACATCGAACTGGCGTGCATCGAACAGCAGCGACCCTAGCAGAGCGCTCTCAGATTCATAGCTTGCCAGCGGCACCAACTTTGCCGGCGTCTCGAAATCGTCATCCAGTGGCGGCATGGTCATGTCGTTCATGCGGCACCGCCTTTGGTCTTCTCGATGACGTGCTTCATGCCGTTGTCGGTCAGCAGGAAGTCGAGGTCACATTGCCAGTTGGCGTGTTCTGCAGTCCGTGGTCCCCGGCCCATCAAAAAGTCGTTTTTGCGCGCTCGCCCGAAGTAGCCTCGCAACCAGGTGCATGCCTCTTCGGCAGTCGTTGCTCGAGGCTGGCCGTCAGACTTTTTGCTGGTCAGAACCCAGCGCCAAACCTTGCGTAGTGCCCGTTTTCGCTTGTCGCTCAACAGCTTGACGCTTGGCAGCTCGGGCAATTGCTCGTGGTACAGACCCACGATCGCGTCCACAGGGCACGGAGGCAGCTTGTCATCGCCGCCCAAGTCGTCATCGCCGCCTCCTGGCGGTGATGCTGGTGGTGCTGGTGGTGCTGGTGGATTCTCCCCACCGCCTTCGCCGTCGGCCCCGCCGACAGAACCTTTAGGTTCTTTATTTAATTCCTGTTCCTGTTCCTGTTCCTGGTTAAGGAACCCTTTCGAAACGGTTCCGCAATGGTTTGCAATTTCCTCCGGCGACAAACCCATGATCTCGCCGCAAACCCGCATGAAATCTAGCTTCCACGCGCACCCTGCAGGAATCTGCAAAGCGACTTTGACAGCAGACTTGCGCTGATTTGGGTTCTCCAAAGGGTTCCAGTCGAAATGCTTGACCACCCATACCCATTTCGTGGTTTCGCAACGGTTAGCGAAACCCTTTCGAAACAGTTCCGCAAACCCTTCCGCAACCCTTTCGGAACTCCATTTCAAGTCCTCGCAGGCATATCCATCAGGGATACGAAAGACACCTGCAATGGTTCCATGGGGGCAGGTCAACAGATAGAGCGCCAGCATCCTGGCGTCCTCGCTGAGCTCGCCAATGCTTGAGCTTGACCAGAAAGCGGTATGCACCTTGCCGTAGTCACGCATTGGGCATTCCTCCCACTGCCAACTCCATGGCTGCACGACGCTCAGGAGAGCGGGCACCAATAAGGAGCCTCATGGCGTTCAGGTGCGCTTGCGCTTTCCTGCGGTGCTTGGCCTTGCCGGTGCGTTGAAAGTCGAGCATCTGGGCATGCATCAGCAGGCCCTCGGATTGAATCCGCAGCTCATGCGCCTGGTCAGACAGCGACATGGACACGGGAACCTCAGGGAATTGAACGACCAAGGCCGGCTGGGGCGCTGGCCTGGTGCTGTCGGCGCTGATCACGCCGATCTGTGAAATCTGCGTGTTCATGGCTGCTCCTGACGGCCTTTCATGCCTGCCGCATGTTTCGCCTCAATTGCATGCTCAAGCTGCTGAAGTGCTGCGCGAGCGTCAGCAACCTCTTTCAGAATGCGTGCTTTATCGTTGTCTGAGATATGACCGTCAGCATCCCCTTCCAAAGTTGCCGTCACTACATGAGACAACTCGGTGGTCACTGCTGAGATTGAACGATTCACGCATGCCGTCTCGCTCATTTCAACCACGGGCAAGCGGACGAAGCCACCACCATCAGCAGCAACGGCATTCACAAAGTCAAAGCAGTGATGAGCCTTAGCTTCGATACACAACTCTGAAATTAGCAAAGAGGTCGACAGGCCCAGCTTGAACTTCGGGTCGCCTGACAACTCCTTGCGCAGAACCTCTACGGTCTTGCCGACACGGGGAGCTAGGCTTTCATAGCCGCCGGGGTAAGCCTTTGCCATTTGGCGCAGCGCATCTTGGGGAGTCATATCCGGGTTCTCGCAAATTGGATGTTGTTGCTACGGCGTGGCTTCCAGATACTGAGAGCATGGAAAAAGCGGCCGCAGATGAGTTGAGCGATACGAAAGCCGTGTCCACCGCTTCTTGGCGAACGGCGGAGGCGTCAACACAGCCAACGATCGAGAATTCAGCGCTCTATGTGATGTGCACATGGAGGTGTTGTTTCGCCAGGAATTGGGGTTTCCTGCGGCGCAAGCTCTGGCCAAATCAAGTGCCAGTCATCTGGGCGCAACTCCTTTCGAGTGGCAATGCCTCGAGCCTCTGCCATGGGCGCTAAGCGGATCAGCTTGTCCTCAGGAATGTCGTAAACGGTTCGGCTTTCACCTCGCCAGCCATGCACCGATGGGGCTTTGATGTTGAGCAACCGTGCAACAGCGGTTGTTCCGCCGAATGCATCGATGAATTGGTTGGCGGTCATGTTTGTCATAACCCCAATTATTAGGAGTTGCTAATTTCATGTCAATAGCCACTCCTTACACCCATACTGTTAGGCTCTCCTAATGTCTACACTTGCCGACCGCCTGACACTGGCGATGGAAAAAGCTGGCGTTAACCAGGCCGACCTTGCACGTGCTTGCGGGGTCAAACCACCCAGCGTGCACGGCTGGTTAAGTGGGAAATCAAAGTTCTTGCGGGGCGAGAACTTGCTTAAGGCTGCCGCTGTTCTACGAGTTAGCCAAAGTTGGCTGGCAACAGGAGAAGGCTCTATGGAGCCGAAAATGGACCAAAACGTGGTTGCAGTCTCGCCTGGTGCCCGCGCCTACCCCGTGATCTCTCACATTCAAGCCGGGCATATGAAAGAAATTGCGGAACCGTATGGACCCGGCGATGGGTTCGATATTGAGTACGGCGACAACGATGCATCTCACTGGGCCTTTTTTCTTGAGATCAAAGGCGACTCCATGCTTCCGGAGTTCAATGAAGGCGACCGGGTAAGAATCGATCCAGAAATTCAGCCTAGGCCTGGAGATTTCGTTGCAGCCAAAAACGGCAAGCAAGAAGCCACTTTCAAGAAGTATCGCGTACGCGGTATTGATGAAAAGGGCAACGAGATCTTTGAGCTAGTACCTCTAAACGACAACTATCCCGTTATGCGAAGCGATGAGCATCATATGGTTGTCATCGGCACGATGACCGAGCACCGACGCAAGTTCCGACGAAAGTGATTCACAAGGCGAGGAGAGAGAATGAAGAGAACTTTTTTGGTTGCAGCTGCGTTGGTTGCTCTTTCAGGTTGCGGAAAGTCCGAATCGCAAAAGGCCGCCGATGATGCCGCTGTGCTGGAGATCAAAACCCAAAGACTGGCCCGCGAAATGGTGACCAAGCATCTGAAGGATCCTGAAAGCGCCAGCTTTAGAAACCAGAAAGGTCTTTGTGGCGAGGTCAACTCTAAGAACAGCTTTGGTGGCTACCCTGGCTATCGTCGATTCATCGCAGCGAATGAGAACATGGTCGCATTCGAAGGCGGCAACATGGATTCAACAGAGTTCAATCAGGTCTGGCAACAGTTCTGCCACTGAAAATTTTTGATAGCACCAAGCCCGCACCAGCGGGTTTTTTTACGCCTTATGAAGTAGGAACTTCTAATTTTTTTGGAAAATTTATTAGCTACTCCTATTGACCTATTGGTTAGCTAGTCCTAATATCCACCTCAACGACCCCTTACCGCACAACGGTTCACCGGCTGCAAGGGGAAGTTGGGCGCCAAGCGATCGAGCCGCGTGCCACGGGTCTTTAAAAAGCAGTGCCAGAGGATTAATAGCTATACGGGGCGCGGCGTCAGTGATGCCTCGTACTCACCTGCGTAGCCAAAGGTTGGAGCAGCGACCTTCTCGGAAAACCAGAAGTCTGTAGAGGAAGCCACATCCGGCTCGCAATACCAGTACGCCTGGCCGTCTTTGTTGACAGCCCACCAGCGCGCTCGCGCAGGCGCTTGTCTCCAATTCACACCACCAAATCCGGTGTTCATATCCTGATTGTTCTTCTCCATAGCCCCCTCCTCTGGCCCTCATAGAGACAGCAAATAGCCTATCGCAGTGAAAACAGCGTGAGGCGCGGGTTAAACCCGTCCCCAGTTCGAGGTAGTCGATACACGGGGCAAGCCTTCTGCTCACTGAGGTGAAGGCCCGCGGAAAGAAGTGCAACGCGTGAGACCAGAGCACTGCTGAATCGATGCCAGCGAAAGCATCCCAACCAAGCAGCCGCGCGCTGCGAAGGAGAACACATGCGAAATGAATAGGCCGGATGACCCGGCCCAGCAACTGCCAAGGGCAGCGTGAAGGCCGCACGAAAGCCGGCAGGGGATCAAAGTTGGCCGATGGTTTGAGGAGTCGCCCGCCCTCTTACACCAGACGACGCCGCCCATGCACATGACTGCGAAAGCAGCGCCGCCTCCTGAGCGACATCAGGGGGGGGGAAACCAGAGTGCTTTCGATTAAAGTGCTCTGGTTTGAACGTAAAGCAAAAAGCCCGCACAAGGCGGGCTCTGGCTGGATGAGGTGCTTTAGAAGCGCTGGGCGATACCTGCTTGCTTCATGATGGCATTGGCGGTGTGTCGTGAATCGCAGTTGGTTGAGACAGTGACACAGAGCGTCTTCTTGCACCAAGATTGGTGTGAGCCCTTCTGGCGCCTCATTTCAAAACCGTGCTGCTTGAGGATTTCGATGACACGGCTGTAAAAGCCATTCATGCGCAGCGCAAATCGCCGTCCCAAGCCGCAAGAGGTTTGTGCTTCAGTGGTTGATGAACCTGATCCTCGATCAGGAGATCTACGCAGTCGTAAACGGAAGAGATCAGCTCTTCTTTGGTCTTTGCTTCGGCAACGAGGCCGCGCAAATCGGGGCTAGTGGCCACATAGACGCCTGCTTCCCTGTCAAACATAACGTCTACACGAACAACCAGCGGAACACCTAGCTTGGCAAGAAATCGCCAAAACGGGTTTCCAACTCTGTACATGTATCACTCCTTCTAGTCGGCCGAACTGTATCAGATTTGCAAATCCTAATCCCAAGCAAAGCGTTACGGCTGTAGGGATTGCAGCCATTTGCAGAGATTCAAGAATGTAACAAGTCTCCAAGTTGCCACCCCGCATAGAAATAGCGGGGCCATCCGACGTGACCACTCAAGCAGGTACGTCAGTTCAGGAATGGGCCTGGACTGGCGGCAATCAAGAGCACGGCGCTTGCGTCGTGGCGACAGTGGTCACGCCAGATGGCGCAGCAACCTTTTATTAACCCAAGTGCGCATTTCTTCTGCCTGACCCTCATCGGGCAGCGGAAAGCTGCGTCATCTACCTACTCCCCCTCACTTCGCCGTGAGTTCGCCAGCCCCGTGCTGGCTTTTTTATTCCGGAGGCCATCATGCTGATGAGCGTCAATCCCCATGCCGACGCCGAACGCTGGGAAAACGAGCAAGAGGCAGCTGATGAGCAGCTGCAAGAAGCTGAGCGACAGGCTCCGCTCATCATCCTGGCTGCACTACAGCGAATCGCAAAGCCTGGCGACTGGTTCAACTCGAATCTTCTGTCCGCCGGCCGCGGCTGGGCCCCGGACGAAGTGCTGCACGACGCAGTGGCCACGGACGACGACACGCTGAACGCCTATGTTGAGCTGCTGACCAGCCCTCAAGCGCTGAAACTGCGCCAGTGCATGGCGACATGGTTTGGTAACAAGCTGGCCCGCGACATCTATCAAGAACACATGGAGTCACTGCAATGAGCCCGCCCATCCAACTCCAGCGCCTCCCGCGCCGAAAGAAGCCCGTTCCAAAGCGGGCTTTGTTGTTTCTGGCCCTTCTGCTGATCGTGCTGTGCGCCGGACTGGCCGGCTGCAGCGCCCAGGCAGCTGATGCACCAGTCACCACAACAGCCGCCGACCTCAAGCGTGCCGCCGCCGGCGCGTGGCTTTGCCCTGGGATGCATGCCGAGTGGCTCGATACGCAGACCGTTCAATGCTTGAAGGAACGCCCATGAGCGAAGCGTTTGCTCTCCTACTCATCGTTCCCACCTTTGCCGCCCTGGCCTGGAAACCATGAACCAACCCGATCACCAGCCCGGTACCGCCCGGGCTTTTCTTTTGTGGGTGGCCAGCAGTGCTGCCGCCCTCGCCGCCTTTATCACTCAAGTGAGGTTTTCATGAGCAATGCTCTTGCACATCAGTCGGTCACGGCCTTGCGCCCGGCCAGTCAGTTTGATCTGAGCCCGCAGAACTTTGAGCAGGCCCTGACCTTCTCCAACTACCTGGCGGACAGCGACATGGTGCCCAAGGACTTCAAAGGCAAACCGGGAAACTGCCTCATTGCCATGCAGTGGGGCGCAGAACTGGGCTTGAAGCCGCTGCAGTCATTGCAGAACCTGGCCGTTATCAACGGGCGCCCTGCCCTCTGGGGTGATGCTGTGATTGCCCTGGTGCTCAGCAGTCCTGTGTGCGAATACGTGACCGAGGACGACGACGGGCACACCGCCACGTGTCGGGTCAAGCGCAAAGGCGCACCAGAGCAGATTCGCACCTTCAGCATGGAGGATGCTCAGAAGGCTGGTCTGGCCGGAAAGCAAGGCCCATGGAGTCAATACCCAAAGCGCATGCGCCAGATGCGCGCCCGAGCCTTCGCCCTGCGCGACGTGTTCCCCGATGTTCTGCGCGGCATGCCGGTGGCAGAGGAGCTGCAGGACATGGCCACCAGCCAACAGGCAGCACCACAAGAAAAGAGCATGGGCCCGGCCGAAGTGGTTCAACCTGAATGGGCGGCTGATCGCTGGGCCGCCGGCTTGCAAAAGTGGGTGGACGGGATCGTCGCCGGGAAGCCTCTTGCCGATGTGCTGGCATGGCTCAACAGCAAGGCCAAAGTCTCCGTAGAGCAAGAGCAGCAGTTGCGCGGCGAGGTGGCAAAGCGCCAGAACGCTGCCGACACCAACGCCACGGCACCTGACCCTGAAAAGCTGGCCGCCGATATCAAGGCCTGCACCGATCTGGACAGGCTGTACGAGCTGGGCGGCCTGATCGACAACATTGCTGACCCCTCGCAGCAAGCCATCCTCACAGACATTTTTGACGCCCGAGTGGCAGAACTGGAAAAGCCATGACCATGCAAATCGTGAACCTCGTGCAAGGCAGCCCCGAATGGCATGCCCACCGTGCCCAGCACTTCAACGCCTCGGACGCCCCAGCCATGATGGGCGCCAGCTCGTACAAGTCCCGCTCCGAGCTGATCAAGGAATTGGCAACGGGCATCACGCCCGACATCGACGCGGCCACTCAGCGCCGCTTTGACGACGGTCACCAGTTCGAAGCCTTGGCCCGCCCTTTGGCTGAGCAGATCATCGGTGAAGACTTGTCGCCCTGCGTTGGCACCCGTGGCAAGTACTCTGCCAGCTTTGACGGCCTGACGTTCATGAATGACGTCGCCTTCGAGCACAAGACGCTCAACAGCGCACTGCGCGGCGTCATGGAGGCCGGCTGCACTGGCGCTGACCTGCCGCTGCAATATCGAGTGCAGATGGAGCAGCAGGCCATGGTCTCGGGATCCGAGCGCATCCTATTCATGGCCAGCAAATGGACCAGCGAGGGCCTTCCCGTGGAAGCCCTGCACTGCTGGTACGAGCCCGACGCCGAACTGCGGGCCCAGATCATCGCCGGCTGGGAGCAGATTGAAAAGGATGTGGCAGCCTACCAGCCCCAGGCCGCCGAGCCCAAGCCTCAGGCAGAGGCGAAGATCCGCGACGCCCTGCCGGTGCTGCGCATTGAAGCCCGCGGCGAGATCACAACCAGCACCTTGGACAGCTTCAGGGTCGAGGTACTGGAGCGCATCAACAGCGTCAACGCCGTGCTGGAGACAGACCAGCAGTTCGCTGATGCAGACGCCGATGCGAAATGGCTGCGGGATGTCTCCAGTGCGATGAAGCAGGCCGGCAAGAAGGTGCGTTCCGACATGCAGTCTGTGGATGACGTGCTCAACGTGCTCGAGCAGCTGGACCAGATCGCCACCCGCAAGGCCATCGACCTGGAAAAGCGCGTCAAGTCAGAGAAGGATGTGCGCAAGCAGGTCATCGTCCAGGAAGCTCAGCAGGCGCTGGACGTGCATGTGGATAGCCTGAACAAGCAACTTGGTACCTACTGGCTGCCTCGGTTTGCGGGCGGATTTGCGGAAACGATCAAGGGCCTGAAGTCGTTGGACAGCATGCGCGACAAGGTGGCCGTGGCCCTGACCAATGCCAAGCTGCAGGCCCAGACCACTGCCAACACCCTGCTGCTGAACCGCGACTTCCTTCGCAGCGATGGCTCGGGCCAAGACTGGATCACGCTGTTCCCGGACTTCCCAGCAATGGGAGTGAAGGAGCCTGAAGTCTTCAAGGCCATGGCCACCATGCGCATCAACGACTTCAAGCAGGCCGAGGCCGAGCGCCTGGAAGCCGAGCGTGCCCGGATCCGCGCAGAAGAGGAAGCCAAGGCCAAGCGCGAAGCCGATGCGAAAGCTGCAGCCGACGCCGCTGAGCAGGCGCGCCAACTTGAAGCTGATCGCGCTCGCATCCGGGCCGAGGAGCAGCAAAAGGCCCAGGCTGATGCCGCCCAGCAGCGCCAGCAGGTGCATCAGCAAGCACAGGAAGTACAGGCGGAGATCTCGCAGGCAGCGCAGGACGGCGCCCTTGCTGCTCCGCTGGCCTCCGATTTGTCAGGCCTTGTCGCCGAGCAGGCTGTAGAAAGCGTGGCCGGCATCGACGCTCAACAGGCGATCAGCACCGCCCAGGCCAGCGCAGCAGCTGCTCCAGCCGCTGACGAACAGGAAGCAAAGCTGACGATTGGTCAGATCAACGCCCGGTTGAAGGACGTAGGCCTCGGTCAGATTTCAGCTGCAACCCTCGATTTCCATGGCATTCCATACGCCAAGGACCGCGGCTCGGTGCAGATCCCCGTCACGCAGGTTCGTCGACTGCTGCTGCTGATCTCGATGGGCACCCGCAAGCTGGCAGACGACCTGCAGAGCGCCACTGTTTAACCCCCCGTGCCCGGCAATCAACTGGGCATCCACCCCAAGGAGCATCCCGTGAACAAGTCCGACCTGATCGAACACATCTCCAAGAGCGCCGAAGTTTCCAAGCAGGCTGCTGATCGCGCATTGAGCGCCACTCTGGATGGCATCCGCCAAGCGCTCAAGAAAGGCAAGGTCGTCCAGATTATCGGCTTTGGCACTTTCAGCGTGGGCCGTCGTGCCGGCCGCACGGGCCGCAATCCGCGCACCGGCGAGAAAGTCACCATCGCTGCCACCCTCGTGGCGAAGTTCAAACCCGGCAAGCACCTCAAGGATGCCGTGAACTGACAAATTCCATAGCAACCAGCGCAAGCCCGCCCTCAACAAGCGGGCTTTTTTATTGAAATCTCAGAGACCTCATCATGAACGCCAAATTCAAAGCAGCTGCCGCCTTCACTGACAAGCCCTATGTGGCCATCCCCATGGAGCCGGTTGAATCCAACCAGGTCAAAGCCGTCGGTTATGACCCGGAGACCAAGACGCTGGCCGTCACATTTACCCGCGGCCCCGGCAGCATCTACCACTACCCCAACGTGGAGCCCGAGCTGCACGTGAACTTCATGCAGGCTGAATCCAAAGGCACGTTCTTCGGCAAGAACATCAAGGAACTGCCGTTCGACAAGTACCCCGCACAGGCATCCACTGCCCAGGCCTGATCCCTTCCCGACAACTCCAGCCGACCCGCCGCGCGCGGGTCGCATCGAATCCCAGGAGGGCCCATGGCCTTTGAACTTGCTGACCCAACCACCGTCACGATAACCAATGCGAACCCGCGGCGCGAGCTGCACGGCGAGGACAAGGTGCGCGCGATTGATCTGGCCTTCGTGCTCACCGGCGAAAACACCCTACTCGACCTGATTGAGAAAGGGCTGCGCGAACACCACTACTGCAACAAGGCCCTGCAGGAAGGCCAGACGGACCTGCCGGGCGTGCACATTCCGCTGCCCAACCTTCGCCACCCGCAGCTGCCGCTGATCTATCACTACGGCAAGGGCCAGAAATGGCGCGGCTATCGCTTCATCTGGGACTGGGGCCTAAACGAGGACCATGTCGACTTCACCGACGCCGTGCTGTCCAACCTTCAGTACGAGCTCTCGGAGGGCGGCAGTGTCACGGTGAAAGGCACTATCTCGTACAACGGCGAGGAGCTGGAGAACAACGACCTCTTCGGCGAGCTCTCCGGCCTGGCCGCCGAAGGCGAGATCTCCATCAAGCTGCTGGCCCCTGCCGAACTGGTCCAAGCAAAGAAGGGCTACCGGGCGGGCAAACCTGACACGCCACCACCTCCCGCAGACGGTGGCAGCGGAAAGCTCGACCTAGATGGTGGGCATGAGGACGATGACGACGGTCCAGAAGAGCGCACGCCTGAATCCGCCTTCACCAACTCAGTGCTGGACAGCCAGCAATAAACCACTGCCACCAGAGGCATGAGCACAGGGCGCACCGCGCCTTGTCCTGATTCCCCTGAGCCCCTTACAGGTCGTCAACTCGCACTGTGACTGGGAGCCGGCCCTGATCGTGGAGTTCTGTCGCCACTCTGTGGATCACTTTCCAATACTTTTGGTAAGCCGCTATGTGTTGCGCCTCTCCTTGTATGTCGCCCCCAGCAAGGCGCCCGAGTGCATCGTTACTGACAGCGGCTGAGCGTGGCTCTCCGTTCGCTTTGTACTCAAACACTACTCGGCTAGGACCTATTCGATACGCCGCGTCGGCATCCATCTCATCCATTCATATCTCCCCGCATAGAACTGCAGGAGTTTATCGATTGCCCGCCTCGAGTGGGCTTTTTTGCTTATCTGGAGCCCTATGCCCGTTCTATCTCCCGCCCTTCGCTACCACGGCGCAAAGTTCAGGTTGGCGCCTTGGGTGATGCAGTTTTTTCCAGACCATCGTGTCTATGTCGAACCATTCGGTGGAGCTGCTGGCGTGCTTCTCCAGAAGCCCCGCGCTTACGCCGAGGTCTACAACGACCTGGACGACGACATTGCGAACTTCTTCCGCGTGCTGCGCGATCCCGACCAGGCCGAACAGCTCATCCAGTCGCTGCACCTCACACCATATGCGCGAGCTGAGTTCGACCTGTCCTACGAGGACTGCGATCAGCCTGTCGAGCGGGCAAGGCGCACAGCGGTTCGCGCAGGAATGGGATTTGGGTCAGCCGGAGCCACCAAAGGTGTCACAGGCTTCCGTATAGACACGGCCAGGCCCTACGGCACAGCCCAGCACCTCTGGAGCCGCTACCCCGGCCAGTTACCTGCCGTCATCGAGCGCCTGCAAGGCGTCCTGATCGAGAACAGGCCTGCAATCGAGGTCATGCAGCAGCACGACACGGCCGACACGCTCCATTTCGTAGATCCGCCCTACGTCTTTGGCACACGCTCACTGCGCAATGTGGTGCAGGGCTGCTACCGGCATGAGATGACCGACGAGCAACACCTGGAGCTACTTGGCGTGCTGAAGAACCTGCAGGGCATGGTCGTTCTCAGCGGCTATCCCTCCGACCTCTACGAGCGGGAGCTGGCTGACTGGCAAGTCCACACCACAGGCAGCCGCATCTCTGCCGGCCGAGGCACCACCGTCAAAACGGAAGTGCTATGGCTCAACGCCGCATGCCAGCAACGCCTGACTGCCCCACCTGCAATTCAGCAAGCGCTCGAGATCTAGCTCGAGCAATCCGACATCCACACAGCCCGCCACCTGGTGGGCTTTCTTTTTGGGACCTGTGATGATCACCAAAGAAATCAAGCACTTCCATCTTTTCTGCGGCCTTGGCGGCGGTGCCCGAGGCTTCAATCGGGCCAGCCCGCGCGTGGGCAACCTGCAGGCTCGTTTCCGCTGCATCGGCGGCATCGACGTGGACTCTGCCAGCATCCGAGACTTCGGGCGCCTGACCGGCGTGCCCGGCACCGTGCTGGACCTTTTCGACCGCGAGCAGTATCGAACCTTCCACGGCAGTGAGCCGCCGGCGGACTGGCAAGAGGCCACGGCAGCCGACATCCAGCACGCTGCCAGCGGAGAACGCCCGCACATCGTGTTCCTATCGGCCCCCTGCAAGGGCTTCAGCGGCCTACTGTCCGAGGGCAAGAGCAAGACCGACAAGTACCAGGCCCTGAATCGCCTCACACTGCGCGGCGTCTGGCTGATGCTGGAGGCCTGGCACGACGACCCGCCCGAGCTGATCATCTTCGAGAACGTGCCCAGGATCGCCACGCGCGGTCGGCACCTGCTGGACCAGATCGTGGGCCTGCTGCGCTCCTACGGCTACGCGGTGGCAGAAACCACCCACGACTGTGGCGAGATCGGCGGCCTGGCCCAAAGCCGCAAGCGCTTCCTGCTGGTGGCCAGGCACATCGAGAAGGTGCCGCCATTCCTTTACCAGCCTGATGCGAAGCCGCTGCGCGCCGTAGGCGATGTGCTGGGCCGCATGCTGCTGCCCGGGGACTTGCGGGCCGGGCCCATGCACCGGGTGCCCAGTCTGCAGTGGAAGACCTGGGTTCGACTGGCATTCGTTGAGGCTGGATCCGACTGGCGAAGCCTAAACCGTCTGGCGATCGAGGATGGCCAGCTGCGTGACTTCCTGATCGTGCCTGAGATGCGCGGCGGCATGTTTGGCGTACAGGCATGGGATCAGTCCAGCACTACAGTGGCCGGCCGCAACTTGCCGACGAATGGCAATTTCTCGGTTGCCGATCCTCGTTTCGAGCAGTCTGCACTGTGGAAAGACGGACAGGCCTATGGCGTGCGTCGGTGGGACGGCAGCACGGGAACGGTGGCCGGTCAGCAAGGACCTGGCCAGGGCGCCTACAGCGTGGCAGACCCGCGCCATCACGGCCCAGCCAAGCACAGCAACGAGTTCCGGATCGTGCACTGGGACCGAGCTACCATGGCTGTCACCAGTGCCCACGGCACGGGCCAGGCCGTAGCAGATCCTCGCGGCGGCCCGAATCCCGACCTGCTGCACGGCAAGTACCCGGTAACGCCCTGGGCTGAGCCGTCACGCACAGTGATCGCAGGCAATGCCAATGGTGCATTTGCAGTGGCCGATCCACGCCCAGGCATGCGGCGCGAGGCCGGCGACCACTACTTAACCGGCGGTCATTACGGCGTTGTGCCCTGGGAATCCTCGGCGGGCGCTGTCAGTGCAGCAGCTTGCCACGACAACGGGCGCTGGACAGTGGCCGACCCACGCGCCATGCCAGCGCCAGCCGAAAAGCTGGTCTGCCGGATCGTGGCCGAGGACGGAACATGGCACCGACCGTTCACGACTCTGGAGCTGGCTGCACTGCAGAGCCTGGTCGACCCCGAGGAGATGCTGGAGCTCGACGGCCTGAGCGATCAGGCATGGCGCGAACGCATTGGCAACGCGGTCCCAAGCGCCGCCGGCGAGGCCATTGCCCATGTCATGGGCGAGACGCTGCTACTGGCCTGGGCCGGGGAAACCTTCCTGCTCTCGGCACAGCCTATCTGGGTGCGACCTATCGCCGTGGCCCTCACATTGCCAGGGACGGCCGCATGACCACCGCCGCCTTCAGCGCCCAGGCGCCACACATCCGGGCCGCCCTGGCCCAGGTCAAGCGCACTTACTGCGCTCCGCCCGCATTCGCACCAGCCGAGAACGTGACAGGGCACCTTGAGTGCCCGCGCTGCAAAAGCCGGCTGAATTTCACCGTACTGACCAGCGGCGTCACCTCCGGCCGCTGCACATCCGGATCCTGCATTTCATGGAGCATGCAATGACCACCCTGCACCTCACTCTCAAGGGCGAGTACTTCGACGCCATCCGGGCAGGCACCAAGACCGAGGAATACCGGCTCGTCACACCCTACTGGTGCAAGCGCCTGCAGGGACGTGACTATGACCGTATCGAGTTGGCCAAGGGCTATCCGCCACTCGGCGACCAGTCGCGCCGGCTGATCCGCCCTTGGCGCGGCTACACGATCAAGACCATCACGCACCCGCACTTCGGACCTGAGCCCATCCAGGTCTACGCAATCGATGTTGGGGGATGCAGCGGATGA